TGCCACAGGGCGTTGCACCTGTATTGTCATACACACTTCCAATCCCAGATACAAATGTGTCTGACGTTTGGGCTGTATTCAATACACAGGATTACATGGCTATTGAATGGCCTGTAACTCAGTTCGCATACGAAACCAGCACATACTGGAACGGCACATTCCAATGCCAAGCACCAGCATGGAACGGTGTTGTATCGGGAATCGTTTCTGCATAACGCATAGACAAGTCCGTGTGACCCCTGCCCACTAAATCAGGGTAGGGGTCACACTCTTTACGGAAGGTAAAGTAATGGCAAAGTATTTTGCAAGCGACAGACGCGCAGTAGAAGTAACTATCGAAGGCGCACGAACAGGCTCTACGCGAACACTTAGAGCAGACAAGAAGGGGTTTTATGAAGTTACTAATAGCAGCGATGCTAAAGCCCTTAAAGAATCTGGTTTTGTGGAAGCATCACTTATGGGTCCGAGTAGCGGAATCGGTGGTTTCTTGTGCGATAAATGCGGTTTCAACGGTTGGTTCAGGACTTGCGGTAAGTGCGGAACTACACAGGACGGTCCACAAGATGCTGGTCCCTGATCAAACTAAAGACATTAAACCTGAAAACATTTACGATGCTCACGTTTGTGAAGATTGCATTGTGGAAGATTGCGACTGTGAGGAATAAAAATGGCTAATGCCTATGGAAACACAACTAAAGTGTTCTCAACCCCGTATATTACAGTTGCCGAATACAAGCAAGCCCCAACTGCCATTGATTACAATAACCTTGTAGTTTCTTCTAGCGACCCCGATGTTCAAGATGCAGAGTTGGCTAATGTTATTGCTCGAGCATCATCTTGGATGGACACTCATTGCAATCAGGTACTTGCGGCAACAGTAGAAACTGAGCAACAAAGGGCTAGGTTGCAACCTGACGGCTTTTTAACCATTCACCCAAGGTATAACCCTATTATTGCTGTAACAAGTCTGTCGTTTGGTATTTCGCCTACACAGATGGTGTCTTTCCCTGACCCTTCTGTTGGTTGGGTAGAAGATCAACAATTTATTATGCCTTATACCGCGGCAAACATTTCATATTCTAGTCAAGGACCCTTGCAATTTGGTATGCCAGCAATTCCTCGCGCGCGAGTGTTCTGTCAATACACCTATGTTAATGGATACACCAACACAATTCTTGCGGCTAGTGCAAGCGCAGCGGCAACAAGCATTATTGTTAAAAGCGGTACAGGAATTGTTGCTGGCATAAGTCTGACAATTTATGACGGAAAAGAAACTGAAGTAATAACAGTTGCATCTAATTATGTATTTGGTTCAACAACTGTACCTTTAGTTGCCCCACTTGCCTACGCTCACGCTGTTGGAGATGCCGTTTCAGCCTTACCGCCAGCCGTAAAACAAGCCGCCATTTTAGCCACAACAGCCTTTTTAAAAGTTCGTGGCGACTATTCCTTAACAATGCAGGTTACAAACTCAGCAGGACAAATTTCAGATAACACCGATAGCGGAAATTATGACCTTTCATTAGCAAAAGATTTGTTAAAGCCATATCGTAGGATTCGTTAAATGTCCAGAGCGCAAGTACGGTCACAACTTTACACATTCCTTACTTCGTCAACGCTTACAGATGTTAACCAAGTGTTTACCTCTTTTCCAAAACAAATCAACTTTCAAAAGAACGCTACCGCTGGACAGAAGTCTAGGGCTGCTGCCGTTATCTTTATTGAAAGCGAAAATGAAAATCGCATTGCTTTAGGTGGTGCAACTTCTGGAAAGAAGCGCATAGATTACGGCGTAGTTGTGCAGGTGTTTCACCACTCGTCACAACAAAATGCTGAAGATGCTATGGATGATTTTGATTTAACCATAGATGCTATTAAAGATAAACTGCGTTCAGATCACAGGTTTGGTAATCCCAATGGTGATTTAATTTGGCAAGGTGCAGAGCCAATTATCTTTGTTGATTACGCAGAGCCTTCTACAAGTGACCGAGGTGTTACTGAAACGTGGGCGGCTATTAGATTTCAGGTTACACAGATTTATACTGCGTAGCCTGTTTGGTGCAGGGCTAGGATGCCTTCCCCTAGCCTTGCACCGCTTTAAAGATAGGATAATTAAATGGACGTAAAGGTTAACGTAAAAGATGCTCTTAAAGGTCTTGACGTTAAAAATTTAAATGTTTTAACTGCCGTTGAATTTGCAACACAGCAAACGGGTTTAGATGCTGTAACAGTTATGAAAAGTTTAATTACAGGTGGACATAAAATGGGAACTCCTACACCATCCAAACCTAATAGCCCACCTACAAACGTCACAGGCAATCTTCGTAGGTCTATTTCATCTAGCACAAAAAGGGGCTTTGGATTGTCCTACATTGCTACGGTTGGTCCAGCAATGATCTATTCAAGGGCTTTGGAATTAGGCATGGGCAACAACAATACTAAGTACCCTTTTGTCTTGCCTACTGCTAAAATAATGTTAACAACGGGTCGCGCTCGCGCTACTTATGTTAACGCGCTACGATATGCTTTGAGCAAATAGGAGTTACTTTGGCTAAGTTTCGAGCCGACATTGACGAAGTTCGGGCATACCCGTCCTTAGGCATTGTTGTCAATCCCAATGATGTTGTAGATTTACCAGCAGATACAATCGCTGCTGGATTAACACTTATCAAAGATTCCGCAAAAGAAAATAAAAATGCTGCTCCAGCAGCCGTAGAAGAAAGCGAGTAAAGCAATGGCTTTACCAAAGTATAAATCCTTTCTGGGCATTGCCAAAGAAACATCTCGTTCTGCTGGTGTTGCCCCTACTCCTGTTGCTGCTACGGATTTTATTCCCGTAAAAGACATTACGCCTTTTGACAACATTAAGTATTTAACCGATGAAGGCTGGCGCGGTTCTATGGTTAATGATTATGGCGAAGTTCAGGGTGTTACCTATTCCGAATTTACCATTGGTGGCGATGTATTTGCTGACACCATTGGCTACCCTATTGCTGGCGTCCTAGGTGATTACGCTGTTACAGGCGCATCTGCACCATACGTTCACACTATGGCTGTTAAGAACTCTGGTAATGGTCAGGCAACTTCCTACACGCTAACCGACTACAACTCCTACAATGCCCGTCAATTTGCTGGCGCACAGTTCGGCACACTTGACTTTAAATTCTCCGCAGACGGTCTTTTGGAATACACAGCAATGGCACAGGGATATGCTTCCGCTACTGCTGTTACTCCAACTGCATCTTTTAGTGCTATTGCTCCTACTCCAGTATGGGTCGGCACAACCAGCATCGGCGGTTCTTCTTCTCTAAAACTAACTGACGGTACGGTTAGCATTAAAAGAGAATTGACCCCAATTTTCTCGGTAGACGGCTCGCAAAACCCATACCAAATTTTCCAAGGCGCAGTAGGCGTTGAAGGCGACTTAACTCTAATCATGGAAGATGATACGGATTTAACTCGTTACCTAACAAACACTCAACCAACTTTAGCCTTAGATTTCTCACAAGGAACTGGTGCTGCACTTACTCAACTGTTGATCACAATGACTAAGTGCGCATTTACTGTTGCTAAGGTAGATCGCAGCAAGGATTATGTTGAATTAAAGGTCAACTACAAGGCTGTGGCTAACACAACCGATGTTGGCGCATCTGCTGGATACTCACCAGTTAAGATAACATTGAAGAACGCAAAATCAACTGCTGTTTACGGATAGCAACTAAGGAAGGCAAACAATGAGAACAGAAGTATATTCAGGTTGGGTTGAACTACGCGAACCTAATTTAGTGCCAGAAAGATTACGCCGACCTATCTTTGAAAAAAGCATCTCGGGTCAATCTTTAGTTGAAGATGGTGCTGAACTAGATGAAAGTCAAATGAAATTCTTTAGCGAGTTTAACGATTTGTTAGCAATCGCTATGATTTCTGCTTGGTCTTTTGACGGAGCAGTTTCCATTGAAGGTCTTATGGATTTGCCTAGCAAAACTTATGACGACATTCGCAAAGTTGTAACTCCTTTTATTACAGACTTAATGCCTGATTTTGGAGATAACCCAGACGACCCAAAAGTAACTATCGAGAATTAGCAAGAATAAAATGGATTCTTAAAGGTGGGACTCCTGACGACAGGTTTCCCATCTCCGCTTATTTGCGTGACTACATACTCGTAAAAAACTTTGGATGGACTAAAAGAGAAATAGAAGAACAACCTGCTGTTTGGTTAGATTGGATTCTATCTATTCACGGAATTTCCATAGGAATAGAAAACGAAGGCGTTTAACGGTAAACTTCTTATAGATAGCGGTATGTGAGGGA